TCCAGCACTTCCCGCTCATCGTCCGTCAGGCTGAATACAAGCTCGTCATACTCCGCCCGGTTCATGCAAAAATCAAACTTCATACAGCACCTCAAAACGGGTTTTTCTTGCCCCACTGCTTGTTAGTTTTCGCCAGATACGCGCGCCGCATCTCGTTCGTCAGGTCCATTTCCTTCAAACGCGCTACAGCTTCGGCCTTATCGGCTTTGCCGTTGCCGTTCGTGTCGGGGATGGTAGCCCGGTAGTTTACCCAGTCACGCAGCGCATCTGCGCCGTAGCTCTGGTAAATCTCTGCACCGGCCTTGTCGGCATACGTGCCGCCCTTTTCCGGGTACTTGCCGTTCTTGTCCTTCTTGTAGTACGCTGCCAGATAGGCCCTTGCAAAGTCGTCTCCGCTCAGGCCGTATTTCTGCATCCCGTAACCGACTGTAAACTTGTCCGGTGTCTGGTCATCGTCCAGCGTCTTTGCCACAGCACTGTAAGCCTGCATGTAGGCGGTGACCGCCTTGTCTCCGGCAAGGTTGCTGATGTTGTGCACAGTGCTGTCATCGTCAGTGCTGTCTACAAAGTTGCTTACTGCATCATCGCCAAACTGCGAATAGAGCGTATTCCACTTCTCCACGGTGTTCAGTGTCGCATCATCGTTGCCGCTCGTCTCCCGCTTTTCATCGCGCACAAGGTCAGTGGCGTTCTTCATCAGCACATACTGGCTGAATCCTTCCGCGCCGCCGTCCCGGTATGCCTCGTACTCCTTCGCGTTCACACCGCTCACACCGTCACCCACAGCGGCCACGCCGCCAGCGGTCTTGGCTACCGTATAGGCATCCTGCACAAGTGCGCTCTGCTGGTCTTCCGGCAGCTGCAAAAACATGCTGTTCTGCCGCAGCTCGTCAATCAGGTCATAGGCTGTCTGCCCGCTTGTCTTGGCATACTCGGTCTTTTCCTCCGGGGTCATGTAATACCCCTCGCCGTCCACCTTAATTTGGCTGCTGGCCTTCTCCGGCAAGACATGGCTGTCGTTTGTGCTGTCGTACAGTTCTTGCAGATACTCGTCAACCGGGGTAATGTTTTCGGCGCTCACATAACCGGGGCTAAGCATGTTGTACGCACCGCGCAAGAACATCCCTTCCGCTGAATCGTCCGTCCCGTCAAGACTCGCCTCTTCGCGCCCCCACTGGTCAATGTACGGCTCGTTGTTCATGCTTAAGCCGGGGATTTTGTTCTCCATCTTGCGGATATTGTACCCAATATCCCGTTCGGTCTTTGTGTCGCCCCCGCCGTAGCTGCTGCGCCGGGTATCGTCCACCGTCCGCGCCACCTGTCCTAAAGCCGTAGGCACAAACTGGTTAGCAAAGCTGCCCAGTGCGCTTGTTGCAAGCGTTGCCAACTTGTCATTGGAATCTGCATAGCTTACACTGTCCAGCGTGTCATTCAAGCCTTGCAGCATCGTGGTTTCCAGTACGGGCTGCGTGATCTGGCGCATCTTGTCCAGCGTCTGCGTCAAATTAAACTCTCCGCCGTCTTCCTGGTCTTTAGCAATCTGCGCACCAATCAGCAGCGGCACGCTCGACGGGCTCGCCCAGTCTAGCGTGTAAGTCCCTTTCCCTGGTATTTTTACGGCATAATTCTGGTCGCCCAGCATTTCACTGTAGTTGTCGGCGCGGTCATCTCCGCTCGCGCCGCCGGTCAGCATACCATTCTTGGCAAGCAGATAACCGGCCCCCAAAATTGCTGTGCCAGTTACGCCCTTTGCTGCAGCGTCCATTACCCGCGTTGCACCCTGACCGGTTGCCCCACGGTAGATCGCTTCTACTGCTCCGCCGACGGGGTTGTACTCCAATGCGTTCTTTGCAATGTTGATGGGCGTTTTCTTAAACGGCAAAATGCCTTCCGTAACCGCATAGGCAATCTGCCCGGCAGGGCCATGTCTCCGCGTATCGTTTGAGAAATTGCGGAACGCCGTGCTCAAAAAGTTGTCTTCGTGGAATGTAGCTTCCCGCGCATCTTCAAGCGCTTGCGCCGCAGCTTGCCGCAGTACAGACCGGCTGTGCTCATCCGTAGCGTCAAAAATGCTGCTGTCATACCCGCGCGCTTTTAAAAAGCTCGCCATGCTGTTGCCGAACGCGCTGCGCAAAAAGAAATTATCCTCTGCTTCCAGCGCGCCGCCGTTGATGTCGCTTAAACGCCCGATTGCTCGCCCAACAGGCGTGGCGTAGGTGTTTCGTGCGGCTTGCAGCCCGGTATCCATGTTCCAGCGGCCATCCTGATACAGTATGCTGTACATCTGGTTATCCGCGTAGTCTCTGGCGCGGTTTACCATTCGCCGTCCATCCGAAGTCAGCATTGTGCCGACAGCTTTCGTGCGTTCGTTCTGCGGCAAGGCAAGCTGCATCACGCCCGCAATATTGTCCTTTGCGCGCGTTACCGTGCCCATCATGACATTGCCCATCATGTTACGGATATGCGTACGGCTGTTGCCAAGCATGCACAGGTAACGGATGTTATTCAGTCTGTCTGCAAACCCGCGCGCAGGCATATAGTTTGCCATGCGCCCGTAAACGCTCATCTCAAGGTCGTAACGCTCCCGGCTGTCCGGCATGTCCGAAATCCGGCGGAAAGTGTCAACGGCATAGTCTAAATCTTCCTGGCTTAAATCGCCGATGCCAAGGGCCTGCCGTGCAAACGCGCCGTAAATGTCTTCAACAGTGCCGCCTGCCTGCAGTCTGGCTGCGGCAGCTCTGGCCTGTTCCTCGTTGATGTTTACGTTGCGTGCGCGGCCCATGCGTTGAATTTGCTCGGCCATATACTCAAGCTGGTCGCGCACATCATCACCGGTGTCCACGCCCTGACTATGCACAAAGGCCGTGAACTCATCATCCATCGGCCCATTCATCGTGTCGGCAACTTCTTGCGCTACATCGTGCAGCTGTTGACCCTGCCGCGTATTGGCAAAGCGGTCAACACTGTTCTGTGTGTACTGCTCAAACCGCCGGATTCCGCTGTATTCGTCAGGCTGCGCATATCGTCCGGAAACAAGCGCCTGTCCGGCCTTGCTCTGCCCGGCGCTTACGGCACGGTTGATATTCGCAATTTGGGCTTTCACTACATCGGCTTCCGCACTGCCTTCCGGGAGTTCTGCCAAACGCTGGCGCAGCTGTTCTGCCGCATGGCTGCCCGCGTACACATCGGAGGCATCCCATTGCCCACTCTGGATTTTCCTGTTCAGCTCATCTGCCACTGTGCGCCCGGCTCCGGTCACGCTGCCGGTCTGCTGCACAAGTACATCAAAATCCTGCGATGCCGTGTCCCTGCCCTCTGCCCGGCTGTAAACAGTGTGCGTCTGCTCGCCAATGCCAAGCTCTGCAGCGGCCTGGTCGTCCATATCTCCGCGCATAACACGCTGGTTCGCGTAGTCCTGGTTCAGAACTTCATTGCGGTTATATTGCGTACTTTCCGCGCCAACAGCATTTGCGGGCACACTATCACTGCCGTTCAGCGGGCGGGCCGCAACGCTCTGTGCCCTACTGTCCTGCAAGGAAGCGGCGGCATCCGCTGTGTCCGTACCGCCAAACATCCTGTCGTAAACGCGGCGGGTGTAGTCCGGCATATTGCTGTCAAAGCCCTGCACCTCAAGCCAGTCCGTAAAGTCCTCCGTGCCAGCCTGCCGCCCGGTGGGGCCGTCCAGAATCATGTCACGATAATAGTCTGCCGTCGCAGCCGCCTGGTCGGTATCCACCAAAGCCCCGCGGTTGCTGGCCGCTACAGCGGAAAGCAGGTCATCCACGCCGGAACCGCTCACGCCAGTTCCCATGTCGGCAAGCTCCATCAGGGCAGTGTCATACGGTAAACCACTCGTGGTAGAAAAATTTGTCCCGTTCTGGAAGTTGTACTGCTGGATGTTCTTCAAGCCGCTGGTATACAAAATATCCCCCGCCGCCTGCTCGTCCAGACGGATGGGGGTGCTTTTAAAGTAATCCCGCAGCGTTGCCGTCGCCTCGTCCACAGGCTCCGCAAAATCGCTGTCCTTCACAATGCCAAGGGCAATGTCCTTTGCTTCGTCTGCCATGCTCTCGCGCGTCGCGCCGCTCTGCATACGGCTGTACAAATCTTCAATGCGGCGGGTATAAACGCTGCGTCTGTCCTTGCCGGTTATTGATTTTGCCCATTCAGCCACCGTTCCAGCGTCCGGCGCATCAGGGCCTTGTACTCCTCGTCCGTTGCCATCCGCGGCGCTACCAAGCCCTGCTGTACCAGTCTGTCCAGCAAGCCCGCTTCCACCTCCTCCGGGTTGCGGTTCATAGCCTGCGCCAGTGTCAGCGTTGAGGGAAACGTCTGCTCGAACGCCTGCTCCCAGGTTGTCATTCTGAACACCTCCATTTACTTCATTGTAGCCGGCGGCGCGCTGCGCGTCAATCGGCAAACTGTCCGTATTTTGCAACGCAAGTTTAGCTTCATCGCCAATCTCCTGCTGGCGCTGCAACACAGCGCGGCGCAGCTGCTCAGCCTCTTTTTCCTGCGCGCCGTTCAAGTTGACCTGTCCGCGCAGCTCATCCAGCGTATTCAATGCGCTGCGGTTGGCTGCGTCTGGCGTGTTCATCTGCTGTATCTGCGCGGCAAGCCCGGTTGTGCCGTTGGCTTCCGGCTGCACAATGTTTCTTGCCGGTGCAGCGCTCTGTGCGTCCTGCACGGCATTGTCAGCTTGTTTCAAGATATACGGCGCGGCATCGTCTGCCTGCTTCAAAGCATCCTGTGCGGCATCCCCTGCCGTGCCTTTCAGCCTGTTGAACAACGCCCCGCCGATTTCCGGAAGCGCGTTCATCGCCACATTGCTTGCAATGTTCTTTGCAGTGTTGCCCGCAATCTCTCCAACGCTCTTGCCATCGCTCACATCGTTCACAAGGCTCGGCAGGGTGTCCAGCGCAAGGTCTGCTGTCGTGTCGGTCAAAATGCGTCCCAGCGCATCACCGGCACCAGCGCCCAGTACATCCCCCAATACAGGGATTTTCTGTGCCTGCCCCACAACGGCATTGCCCGCCTTGCCCATCGTCTGCGCAAGCGGTGTGCCCGCCATAGCAGTGTTGAACAGGTCGTACTGCATTCCCTTGCCGACAAGCGTGCCTGCCGCCGCCGCCATCGGGTCATAGCTCTTTGCGCCCTCAATCGCATTGCTAAGCTGCGGCAGCTCGGCGCCGGTCTCATTCGCAATGTCCGCCAGCTTATCCACGCTCTTTGTCAAAAACGGCACGCTGTCATACAACCCGGCTGTAAAGGCCTGTGCAGTCTGCCCGGCTCCGTTCATCTGCGCTTTTCCGCGCAAGGCACTGTTCTGGTTCAGCTCGGCATTCATGGCAGCCGTCTTTTTCGCGTAGTCCTCTTGGCTCAGGCCCTCTTTGTTTGCGGCAGTCTCAAACACTCGCTTCAAGCCGCTAAAGCCGGTGTTCTTCGTGCTTTTTTCGTACTGGTTTATTGCCGCCGCTTCGGCACTCGTCAGCTTGCGTCCCGGGGCGGCCAGCTCGGCGCGGTAATCAGCATTGCTCTGCAGCTTTTTAAGTGCAGCAGCAATGTCTTCCTGCTGGCTCTTGTAGTCGTTGCGCTTGTTCTTTGCAGCCTGCGTCTCTGCCGCGCTGGGGGCACTTCCTGCGGCGGCGTAACTGCTGCCGATAACTTTCCCACCCCGCGTCACGGCGCGGCTCTGGGCGGGCTGTGCGGCGCTCACGAGACCTGTTCCGTTTCGCTCAGCATAACTCTTTGCAGCAGTCGTGCGCGCACCTGCTTTCTTCGCTTCCAGATACTTCTCCTGCGCGCTCTTTTCCTTTTCGCTCTTTGTCTCGTTTTTTTCCGTGTTCTCTGCTTTCGGCTTGCTGCCAGGTGTACTGCCTGTCGTGCCGCTGGTGCTTGCACCGCCGCCAAACAGAGAATCCAGCGATGCCGCATTTTCCGTGTCGCTGCCCGTGCCTGTGGTACTGCCGCTCTTGCCGGAAGATTTCCCGCTGGATTTTGCAGCCTTCGCCGCTTTCTTTGCCGCATACTGCTGCGCCTTTTGCTGCTGCTGGTACAAATCGTTTGCCGCGTCAAACTTTGCCTGCGCCAGTTTCATCTGCCGGTTCAAAATATCGTTGTTCAGGCTGTTTTCAAAGCTTGCACCCTGCACAATGTTGTTCAGCGTCTCGGTGTAGCTGTTATGCAGCACAGGCAGCGTCTTGTCAGTGGCGTTCATGATGGCACTGCCCTGCTGCTGTGCTTTCCTCGTTGTGCTGCGGCCAGTGCTTACATTGCTGGCCTGCGCCGTCTGGTATCGGTTCAAATACGCATTCAGCAGCGCATCTTCACGACCATTCACTTTCGCCATAGCTCAAGACCTCCAAATTTCCTAAATCCTTCCCACTCGGGGGAAGGCGGCCCCGCAGGGCCGGATGAGGGCAAACTTGATCCAACTGCTCACTCACCCTGCATACATTACTCGTAACTGTACTCCCACTGCCCCGTAGTCGTGTTGAATCTCTGGCGAAGCTGCGGCATGCTGGCTGCCATGTTTGCGTAACCCTGCATCAGGCTGACAAGATTGTTCGTGTTGTTTGCTGTCAGGTTCGCAAGGTTCGTCTGATACTGGCTCAAATCCGCTGCATCGCCGCTGGCACGCTGGTTTTCCAGCTGTGCCATGTTGTTCTGATAGGTGTTCGCAAGGCTTGCCAGCTGGTTCTGACGCTCGGTTTCCAGCGCGTTGCGGCTGTTGTTGTAGTTGTTCAGCATACCGGCTGTCGTGGTCTCGCTCGCACCACCGTTCAGGCCCTGCGCACTAAGCTGCTGTGCAAGGTTGCGCTGCTGCAGCATGCGGTTAATATACGCCTGCTGTAGGGCATTGTCTGTGGCGCGGTTCAGCTCGCCCTGCCCGTACTCATAGTTGGCTTTCTGCTGTGCAGCACTGCGCTGGTAGGCTTCCTCACGCGCTCTGCGCTGTGCCTCCTGCGCCGCGCGCATCTGCTCTTCTGCCCTGCTCTGTGCTTCCGCCGCCGCCTGCTGTGCGGCCTGCATCGCGCTCTGCATCTGGCTGATATAGCTATTCATGTAGTTGTTGCTCTGTGCCGGTGCGCTGTAGCTTGCCGCCGCGCTCCCGCCGCCAGAACTGCCGCCAGAGCTTCTGATAGAACCGCCGCCAGTGTAGCCACCGCGGCTGCCTGCATTGCTTGTCGGTGCCGTTGCAACCGTTTTCGCAGTCGTGTACACTCTGTTCTTGTCGCCAAACTTCGTGGCTGTGGTCGTACCGGGCTTCACATAGTAATCTTTGGTTGAACCAAAAATCGGTTTCGGCATACTGAATCACCCCTTCCGCTCGCTCTGCGTGCCAAAATAAAAGGCCACGACCATCGTCACAATGGTCATGACCGTGTCAGGCTGCAGGCCGCCCCGCAATGCCATTACGGCAAAAACCGCAACCACTACCAGCGTTACAATGGTTTTCACCTTGATAAGAGCTGCCAGATTTTTCAAAAAATCGCCCATAGATATGCACTCCCTTTCAGCCAATCAGATGATTTTGCAAGGCTTCCTTTGCTTTCTGCATCTGGTCAATGTTGTTTCCATCCAGATTATGGTCAAGAAGGGCAAGCAATGCCTGCATGGTCACATGCTGCCCCTCGTCCATGCGGTCAAGCCGCTGTTTGTCGTTTTTCAAGAATCCCTCCATGGCGTTCACCCGCTCTTCAAGCTGGGTAATGCGTTTGTCCTGGTCGGTCTTCGGCTTTTTTACTGCGGTGATTACTTTGCTGATGGCCACTCCCCCGGCATACAGCCCAGCAGCAGCCCCCGCCGCGTAAATCAAAAACGCCCAGGCCTCCGCAAGTGTAAACGAGAATACATGCTGCAACGGCTCACACCTCCGCCCATTCAGATTTGTACAGTCCAGCGTCCGTCAGGCCGCGTTCCTTGCACAGCAAGTAGATTGCGTCCGCGTCCCCCTGACTCACCGGCCCAATGGTAATCACTTGTAGCTTTCTTTCGGGCTTGTTCACAGCGGGCAGAGCTTTGACCAGATGATTCAAATCAACCACCTCGGTGATGCCCGGCACGCCGCCCTTTGCGGCCTGCCCATATTGGTGGATGTATCGCGGCAGCGTCTTGTCGTAGTTTGTGCGCGTGTCGGCCAGCCAGCCGATGTAATCTTCACACAGATAGGTGTAGTCAATGTTCGCGCTTGCGAATGCCGTGAAGGTGTAAATGCCTGCCGTGAATCCGTGCGCTTTGGCCCTCTCACAGAATGCCATTGCGATTGCCGTGCGCTGGTCTTTCGTCAGGTTGTCGGCGCGGCCATCGTGGACGCCGGTCTTGGTTGTGTGTCCCCATTCGCTGTCGAAAAACAGCGGGTAGTCAGACGGGGCAAGGCTTGCGCAGAAGTCGGCTTCCTCGCGGGCCTCGTCCACCGTGATGGCCTGCGAGAAGAAGTAGAACCCCAGCAGCTTGTTGTTGGCCTTGGCCCCGGCAAGGTTGGCATCGTACTGCTCGTCCTTCATCAGCTTTCCGCTGCCGTAGCCGCGATAGCCGATGCGCACCAGGGCGCGGTAGGGAACCTTTGCCCAGTCGATAGCGCCCTGATGGTAAGACACATCAATCAGCACTTCCTCGCCGCTGGGCGGTGCAGCGTCTGCGGGTTTTTCCACAGCGTGCTCTCCGGTGCGATATGTAAACACCTGGCTGCTTGCCGTGGTAAAATCGCTGTCCAGCCACACCAGCGGGTTGGTGCGCTTGCCGTTCAGGATCACTTCAAAGTGCAGATGCGCTCCAAACACATTGCCGGTAGTTCCGCTGAAGCCGATGAGGTCGCCCTCTTTGACCTGCTGGCCGTACTTGACGCAATAGCCGCTCAGGTGTGCGTACCGGGTCTGCAGCACGCCGCCTTTGTAGGGCGCGTGCTTGATGCGCACCATGTTGCCATAACTTTGCATGCCCGTCCGGGTGTGGCCGTCCCAGTCCTGCACCTGGTCAACTGTGCCGCCCTCTGCCGCGTAGACCGGCTGCGTGCTGGTATTGCCGGTCTGGGTGCGCAGGTCGATGGCCCGGTGCATACTGCCGTCGTTGTAAAACCATCCTTGTGTGATGATGTGCTGGGCCAGAGGCCACGCCAACAACACCTCACCGTTTGAGAGTCTCATTGATCTTCCTCCTCGTACAGCGGATTTTGAATCTGTTCATTCGTTGCGTTGCCGTCCTGCACCGTTTCAGCGTCCACAGCATCATAATACGCTTGTGCCAGTGCTTCCACCTCGGCAATGTCATCTTCGGTCAGCAGGCCGTTGTCGTAGTGCGTGTACGCCTTATCAAGCCAAAATGCAACGTCGCGTCCTGCTGCAATTTCCCGCTTGATGCTGCGCAGCGTTAAGTCGTGCCGCGCTTTGCTTTTAATCGCCATTTTATTACTCCTTTCAGGTTTGCGAGGCTACCGCCTCTTCCAAATCGGTAATCCGCTTAATAGGGTCTGCTCGTCCCGTCACAGTCGCGCTGTCGGCATCGGTCAGAATAGTGTTCGCTCCCGCCAGCGCGGGAATGGGCTGTGCGCCTGTCGCGGTGAATGGCGTTGGAGTTGCCAGCTTGTAAGCAATTTGTACGGGGGTTCCTGCGGCGTTCTGGGCGGCAATGTAGGCTTTTAACGAAGCAACTTCATGTCCCGCTGATATATCGGGCAGCAAGCTAGTCGGCACGCAGTACATAAAATAGCGCGACTCTCCGGTTGTCGCAAAGCCAATTCCAGCCAGCCGCCCACCCCACACATCTAGGCCGGACGGCGCTAAATGGCTACAAATGCCTTTTACGTTTATGGCATCATAATCTGTGATGTCGTATGTATAAAATCCTGTAACAGCAGGGTTGTGAGCGTTGATTCCCCATGAGAACCATGATTCTGTGCCATTTAGAATTACGGGCTTCCACGTATCCTGCCCATCTCCATTCACCGCGTCCACCTCACCGCCATACACGGTTTCAGGCAGGGTCAGGGTGTTGGTCTGCCCGATGTAGGGTGTGTAGGTGGTGGGGGCGGTGGTGCCAGGAACGATGTACGGATATACTGTCTTGTCAACCGTTGCGCCGGCACTCACAATCGCGTACCAATACTTAGTTACATCCCCAGCCAAAATCTCAAAAGCGCCTTTGGCGTTTAGCCACAAGTTCTTCCCGTTTCTCTGCACCACAATACGAGCGGAAATTCCCGAGCCCAATTCCAGCCCGAAGTATTTTCCAGGCGGCAGAAGCCAAACCGGAAACGTCGGGCTATCCACACTAGTCAGTGCGGTGCCGGATACATGAATACCGCCATCCGGGACATACTCATATGTAATGCCTTTATATGTGTCCTTATTAAATGGTTTTATATTCAGCAGATTCTCCCCGCACCGTTCGACCCTCACACTGTCCCTGCCCTTGATGGGACGAATGTTTTCGTAGGGTTCCCACGCCGTGGGAGTATCTTTGGACACCATCAGCCGCAACTGTATGTCGTTGTTTACACCTGGTGTCAGCTCTGCTGCAATTGCCAGTGAGTGCTCGCTCTCTGTGCGCAATCCCCAAGCGCTATTCACCTTGCCTTTGATTGCCCAGGCAGTGACCTTGTAGCCCTTGCCCAGCAGTTCTTCCTGGCTGCATGTACACACAGCAAAAAGGTAGAATTTTGTTGCCGTTACTTTTTCATTCGGAACGCCGCTTACCTTGAAAACATCTCCGTCAAGGGTGATGGTCATGCCGTATGGTTTTCCAACTGTGGGCACACATTTGTTTGTATCCAGCAGCTGTTTCCCGCCACCTGCCGGATACGGCGTTCCCATGCCCTCCTGCATAGGTTCCCAGCTGGCCTTTACGCCCAGCGCGTATCCCGCCACAGGGTAGCACACAACAGGGTTGCCGCTTTCTTCCAGCGGCGGGCAAAGCATGTCAATGATGTGCTTGCTGCTCCACGGCGCGTCCTCGCTCACCACCGCATCATCAATCTGTACGCCGTCCTTTCCGGCAGGCCCCTCTGGGCCGCGCTCTCCGGTGTCGCCCTTCTCGCCCTGGATACCCTGCGCACCTTGCGGACCAGTTGCACCCGTTGCCCCGGTAGGGCCTTGAACACCCTTTTCTCCTTGCGGCCCGGGCGGGCCTACGGGGCCTCGCGGGCCAGTATCGCCTTTGTCGCCCTTGGCTCCATCCTTGCCGTTAAATTTGCCGTTAGCTGCATCATTCCGCAGGCCATCGGCCACACTCTTTGCTTCCGCGCTGTTCTTTTCTGCGTTAACCGCAGCCTGCAAAACCTGCGTGGCAAGCGATTCACTGGGTTTAAACGGCTCAGTTCCACCAACAGGGCCGCGGGTAATCACGTTGTATCCCTGCGTTTTTGTGATGCGCTGCACACCATTGGCAACGCCGCAATACACGATAGTGCCCGTACCCTCATTGGCGGTTGCTTCGGCAGGCACATCAATCAGGCCGTTTTCCGGCACACGGATTTCAACGGGTTCGCCCTTCGGCGGGTTAAACGTTGCCGTTACAGCGAGTTCGCTCCACGTATCGTCAAGAGTCACATGCAGCTGCTCGATACCGTAACTGCCAAAAGTGCCAAGCGATAAGTTGCCGGGTCTAACACTGTATCCTTTCAGCTGTACTTCATGCAATGCCATTACACGCCCTCCAATCTGGCTTTAACCGCATCCATCAACTTTTCCGGCACATCTTCAAGTGTCATGCGGCACACATAAAATTGCACCATCAGGTAATACCTCCCGCTACCGCCGCCCCCCTTCGGGGGGTCAGCCGGTGCGCTTCCACATATAACAGGCCGTGTACTTGTTCACGATGGGCATAGGCTTGTTGCCGCCAGTTGGTGAACTTTCTGTCCCCTCCTGGACTCTTGGGTTGTATGGTACTCGTCCAATCGGGGTTATATATGCGCCTGCTTCACTGTAACTTGATGGGTATCCCTGCTGGTATGAGGCATAAGCGTGAGTGTGCTTTGCCACCTGTTCCACCGTCTGCACAACTTCCCACGCGCCGCCGGTACTCCCCGCCGGGTGCGTGTTGTCTGCCGCTCTCAGCATACAGTCGGTGATTTGCTCCCATGTCGTCCCCGGCCAGCGCTGTGCCGGTTGGATTTCGCTCATCGTTGTGAGTATGTCGCCCACCCAGTACGGGCAGACGTTCAAGGGGTTCTTTGCTCCACTCATTGGCCAACCTCCAAAACGAACACCGCCGCGCTCGTCGGCGCACTGTTCGCATAAAACTTAACCACTCCGGCGCCGGGCTCCAGCGCGGCTACCATCCGCACCGCATCCGTCACCCTCGTGCGGTCACTTACGGCAATCCGGCTGTCTGCCGTCACACCTGCCACCGTGACAGCGGCGCAGGTGTTGTAGCTGCTCGTGCTGCCGTCGTCCCAGGACACCGTGTAATAGCCGGAAGTCCAGGCGCTAGCTGCCACCGTAACGGTTTTGTAGCTATGCTTGTTTTCTGCGCCAACATCCTCCGCATTCAGCCATACCGATTCCCCGGTCTTTCCGTTCACGTTCTGGATAACACCCGGGTCGCCTTTCTCACCCTGCGGGCCCGTCGCACCGATTGGGCCTTGTTCGCCTGTCAAGCCCTGGATGCCCTGCGGCCCTCGCTCGCCGGGTTCCCCCTTTTTCCCCTGGATGCCCTGCGGCCCTTCCGCGCCAACTTCACCCTGCGGCCCCCGCGGGCCTGTCTCACCGGTAGCGCCTTGCGGGCCCTGTGCGCCCTGCGGCCCCTGCGGGCCTTGCAAACTGCCGATCGGGTTCCATTTCTTGGCGTCCACATCCCAAAGGTACACAACGTTGTCGGTCTCGCTACCAACCGCGTAAGCGTCGCCCTTGTTGCCGGTTGGGTGTGCCCCTTCCAGCAGCGTTAGGCTGTCGTAGCGCCCCAGCACAACAAAGCTCGTGCCGTCTGCGCCCTTCTCACCCTGCGGCCCCCGCGGGCCTGTCGGACCTGTTGCGCCGGTAGGCCCTTGTGCGCCGTTCAAACCCTGCACGCCGCGCGGACCTTGAATCCCCTGCGGTCCCTGCGGGCCAATATTGCCCTGTGCACCTGCTGGCCCCTGCGGGCCTACCGGACCTTGCGGGCCTTGTGCGCCGGTATCACCTTTGCGCAGCACTATCTGTGTCACGCCGCCATTGTCCGTAACGGTAGCGCCCATAAACTGCATCCGGTTTCGCTGCGGCATTTCCTTGCCGCCATCGTCCAGTATCAAATGGCCGCTGCTGCCGGTAGCCTGCCAGGTCTTGCCGTCGCTGCTCGTCTCAATGACTTTATCGCTGTTCAGCCGGATATACAGGCAGCCGCCCTCATTGTGGGTGCGGTTTTCCAGCTCCATTTCGTTCAGGGCCGTCACAAGCTGGTTGAAAATCGGCACAATGACTTCTCGCGGTATTTCGTCCATGACCCGCTGCATCTCTGCCGTGCTGTACCCCGGGGTGTCCGGTTTGCCAACGTTGCCTTTGCCGCTCAAATCGGCGGGTAATATTTCTCTGAATGTCATTTTCTCACCCCTTAAAGTTTCCGTTTTCCACAAACTCAACGGCAATCTGCATCAATCCAAACGGCTCATTTAAAGCATTGTTTGCAAAACGAAACCGCGCCTTGTCTACTCGTTTGATTCGGATTTTGTTGTGCAATGTCCGCGAAGTCTTGTCGTTAGAATAAGTAAGGCGCGAATAGCGCAGCTGGTGATAACTAAAAAATCGTGCGTGTACGCTGTCGTTCCAGATATTAGACCAAATGCCGCGCTTCATGGCATAAACTGCAACGCTCGTTACAGCACTGGGGGCCATTTGCAAGGCAAGATAGCGGAAACTCTTGTTTTTATAAAAAAGCGTGCCCGCTAAGTCCGGTGTTTCCCATTCGGCATAAATCACAGCGCCGTTATCGTTGTAACTGCCAATATCATCTGGGTCATTGTAAAACTGGTATACATTCCCGTTGTCAGCGCCAAAATATAGGTCGGTTTCATTCACCCACATTACACGCGCCGGTATATTCGTCTCATAAAAGCAGGCATATTGCCGGGTCGAGTATGGCTCGTTTTTGTTTGCGCCCAAGTTCTGTTGCCCGTCCAAAATATAAGCAACGCCGTTCAGGCACAGCCAGTACATGTCTTTGTACACACAGGCGTAAGCATCCGCTTTGTTTGCTTCATCCAGCAGCTTGCCGTTCATGTAATAGCTTCTGTTCTGGCTGAATCGTTCGCCCACAATGTCACTGGGCGTGATTGCATAGATGCCTAAGTTTGTTAAAAACATTGGCTCGTTCGCGCAGTAAGCAAAACTGTATTTGGCAATTGCGCCGGGGCCTTGTATCGTGTTGGTAATGGGGAACGCCGGTTCGCTGTCCACCAAATTGCCCTGCCGGATAATTACGTTTCGGTCTGTCTCGTTCTCGTCCTTGTGCGCCGCAATGTGGTTCTCAATGATGGAATATCCCATGATGGCGCTTTTCTCTGTGCCTACCTTGCTGTACCCGGTGTCGGGCCAGTATGTCAAGTCATACTGTCCGCTGTACCAGTCTTGGTTTGGATAGTCCGGATTTCCGCTTAAAAACAGGCGGTCAGTCGCGCCGTTCACGCCGAACAAAATGCCAATATTACATTTGTTGATTCTATCCGCATAGCCTTTCACGGTACGGCTTGCGGTGATTTCAATGTTGTCCTCGCCGGTAACAGGGCTTTTCCCCGGCGCAGTGTTGAACGTCACCACTCCGGTTGACGCATTGCAGCTGTATCCGCCGGTCATCGTCTCCCAACTGCCGCTGCTCGTCAACTTGCGCACCGTCACATTGGCACTGTCCAGCCCGGAAAAACTCAAATGGTACTGGGTGCTGGTCCCATCTGCTAAAAAAAGTTCCTTGAACTTCGGTTGCAGCAGGTTCAACGCATCATACTGTTTTCCGCCGCCGGACGGTGGTTTGGCAATCGTCAGCGTCGGAATTTTTGCATCGTCACTGGCTTTTTTTACAGTTTCGCCGTCATATACCAGCAGGCACTTTCCGTCGGCAATAAACAGCTTATCGTCCATCTGCCAGCTTTTGCTGCGGGCATCTGCCATGTCGCTGTACAGCGCCTTGCCCACTTTCTTGCCGTCCTCTGGCAACTCGTATAGTGCCGTTCCCGCATGGATAAGGCTCTTACCCTTTAGCTCGTGGAAACCGTTCACACGGGCCGGAAACGCCGCTCGCAGCTTATATCCCATCCGTTTTCGCACCTTGCCGGGTTCTGACCGTATCATGTTCTGCGCGTTGGGGCTTTGGCTCACGCTTACATTGGCGGTGTTGCTGGTATAATCAATGCCAAGCAGTTTATCAATCGCCAGTTTGCTGCGGGCAACTTGGCTGGGTATCGTAAAAGTCGCCATGCTTACCACCACCCTGTATTGCTTGTAAAGCTTTCCTTACTTACGGTTCTCGGGTTCTTCAGTCGTTCAAAGGCGGTCTCAAACTCGTTGCGGTAGTAAGTAGCAATGGCAATGTCATCATCCTTGTATAACTGGCTGGCAATGTACAGCGGCAGCAGTACAACGGCATCGTCCGGCAGGTCGATTTCTTTTGTGTCCGGCGTTTCCAGCGTCAGCGTTGCAGGCTTGGCATCGTAGAAAAACTCAAACTCGCCTTCAAAATCAGCCGGAAAAACCAGGTACTTGCCGCCGTACAGCTCCACCCCGTCTACAGGTTCCGGGGTATCGTCCACCAGCTTGTACACCTCAGTAGCGCCCATCCGCCAGTAATCCGGCACCTGATAAACCAGATTCACAGTCAGCTTTTCGCCCTTGTCTTTGTCTACCATGTAACTTTTGCGTAAATACCGCCCGGCAGTGCAAATCATTTCAATGGCTTCGTTGGCTGCTTGTGGCATCGCGTTTAAATATTCTTTTGTCGCTTCGTCGGGGTTCGAGAGGTCTGTGCCGTCACTGGCGAACATCTTTTGCAAGGATGCCAGCTTGATCTGTTCCCATGTCATTCGCAATCACCCCCTGCTGCATAGCTTCCTGTTTGTCCATCTCCTCTTTGATGGATTTCTGCATTGTGGCTGCAAACGGGAATCCGGCCTCTTTCAGGAGAGTCCACAGCCGGTACTGGCTTGCAGGCTTGGTAATGTCGCCAAAACCGCCCGCCTGATACTTCACATCGACCATATCCCACAGCCGTTCGCGGTTGCTGGCAAGGTTCGATGCCGGGTCAACCTCAATGATAAATTCATTGTTCCAGTACAATTCCCCGGCTGCGTCCCGCTTCAAAAACTCCATCCTGTCAAAATGCCCGAACTGCTGTTCGCCGTCCGTGTCGGTCTCGGTCATCGGGTACGGCTCATCGGCATACGCCAGCAAAAACTCAAACATCATGCGGTACAGCTTCGCATAAGCGTTGTTCTTCATCTCTCGCTTGCTCTGCAAACGGCCTGCGCTCTGGTTCGCGCTAAACTGCTTTGCGCTGCCCGATGTAGCGGAAGAATCGTACTTGCCCTGGAATGCGTCCGTAATGCCCAACGTGGATTTTGCCCAAGTGTAATTCATTTCCAGCATGTTTTGGTCGTTCTGCACATTGGGCTGCACATTGATAACATCGATCATGGCTTTCTGGCTCGGGTTGTCCACGCGCAAAATTTTCAGCTCGTCATCGTTCAGCTCCGCGTTTACGCCCTCCGGCAGCACTACCCAACTGCCGCCTTTCAGCAGCTTTTCCTGAATCTTCGTGCCGTATTTGTTGATAGCCTGCTGCTGGTCAGCGATAATATCTACATCCGACACGCCCAAAAACTTGTCCGATGCCGCAATGTTTATCCGCTCCACAATCGGGAACCCGTGCGGTTTGTAGGCCGGTATCTCGTTGGCCTCCATCTCGCCCGGCATCATAATGACCTCGCCGCTCTCGTTGTCGCGCTGCACACTGCCGTCCGGGTTCACAATGGGCACATCCTCGCCCTGCACCTGTGCAGGCAGCACCTCGCCGCTGCTAAGCACTACATCCTGTGTCAGCGTAAGGGTCTGCACCGGCTGTTCTTTGAACTTCTTGTTTCCGCAAACACAGACATCCCCCACGCGCCGCCGTCCGCATTTCGTGCAGACCTCTGCCGTGCGCGCATAATAATCGGGGAAATCTTCAAGCACCTGACACCCTACCCAGCTAAACATGCCTACTGTGCCCTTGTCGTGCTTGTAATAGACAATGTTCTGCGTCACAACGCCTGTGTGGGTGCTGTCATCGCCCCCGCGCGCGTCCGGCGCGTCCTCTGTGTCGGTCTCAATGGTAATGCCGTACCGCGCTTCCAGCGATTCCTTGCTCTTCGAGACCTGCACAAAGATATAATCCATATCCTCAATGCGGTACACGCCCGGTTGCGGAATGACCTGCCGTGGGTGACGCATCTCTACTTCAACATCACCCAGCGTGCAGTGATACCCTGCAACCGGGTTCCACTCCACATGGAAAAAGTCCGCGCCCTGCACCGGCACTGTGCGTTCGCTTCTGTCGTTCAGTTCAATAAACCGCATCCGCCGTGCCTGATTGCGCAGCATGTTTTCGGTCTTACGCGCCAAGTCCCGGTCTTCCGCATGGATGGCTGTGACCTTCGGCATCGGGTAGCTGGAATCCACCTGACTTTCAATCAGCTCATAGATGATATTGCGCACATTTGTGGCGTCCTTTTTGGCGCCCTGTATCTCGTGGCTGCCGTAGTACATGGCCTCGCGCTTGCGCATCTTTTCCAGGGTGTCACTGTATGCAGCTTTTGCGTTGGATAGCTTGCCCTGCCATTTTTCAAGGTCTTTTGTCTGCTTATCGTCTTTCTTCATATCGTCACTCCTGTGGGGTCGTGCCCCCGCAAATGTGATAAAAAAGCGGCCCTGCCTAAACAGGGCCGCTGTGCTTATGCTTTCTTGGGTCTGCCGCGTTTTACTTCCTTGGTTTTCTCTTCCAGCTTGGCATCATAGCTGCCGTCGGCGTTTACCGACACAACCACATAGGTCAGCTTGCCCTCTGTAAAGGTATCACCCGGCTGCAATCCTTTCGGTGCCATATCAGGTCAACTCCGTACCGGCAGCGGCGCCTCCGAGCAGGATGTGCCGCCAATCGCCAAAACCGACGCTGAAACGGCAGCGGCAGCTGGAGACCAGGTTATGGGTGCGCACATCCACATCCTGCTCAATTTCCAGCGGGGTACGGTCATAGAACATGTTGCCCATCAGGTCTTTATTGGCCTGGCTGGACATGATGATGTACGGCTCGGTGCCATCTGCAACCTGCCAATGGTGGTCAACTACAAGCTTCCACATGCCCTTGTTCACGTTTGCATCGTTGTAGTTGCTGCCAACCTGCTGGTCACTGTTGATGATCTTCTTGCCCAGCGTAATCAGGCGGTAGGCGTTGCCGGGCACGATCAGGGTATCGAAGGTGTAGCCCATCACATGGCCGGTGGCGTTTTTAAAGTTCATGCCAATGTTGGCAAGGCGGTTCAACATGGCATCGTCATTGCCAAAGGCATTGGTAAACACGTTGGACTGGGTCGTAACGCCGGTCAGGCCGGTGTGTGCCTTGTCAAACAGGGCCAGGCCGTCGGCGGTGGTGCTGTCCAGTCCGGTCTTGCTGCCGTAGGTAAAGGTCTTGGCGGCACTGGTCAGCGCGTTGCTGCCAAACTCTGCACGGCTGCGCTTGTAGGAGCGTACATTGGCGGCTGCCTTAGTAGCAGCAATGTCAAACTGCAAGTCCTCTTTCATGGTCTTTGTGACTTCAAACAGTTTCTTGAACTCGCTGTGGGTAATCAGCTTGGGCTCAGTCTCTTTCAGGGTATCGGCCGGAGCTTCTGCGCCCTCGTCCACAACCTCAAAGTTGCCAAAGGTAGACAGACCCGCGATCTTCTCACCAAAGCGCTTGGACTTCTTTACGTTGAACAGGGCGTTGACAAGCTCGTCGTCGTTGTTCTTCTCGTTGTCGGTGTCTTTCATCTTCATCTGGATCATGTCGGCCCATTCGTTCCAATAATCATTGGCTGCGCCGCTGGATTTACTAAAAATAACTGCCATTTATCGTGGCTCCTTTCAAATCGAGTTATAAAGTTTCTGGATTTCTGCGTCGGATTTGTCCGGGAACGCTTCTTTCGCAAGGTGCAGCATGCTTTCGCTCATTACCTTTTGGGTTCCCGGCTGCGCCTGCCCACCGTGGGCAGAAAGATGGTTTTTACCGCGTGCCGCGTTGATAGCTGCCTGTTTACCGGCCTCCGTGCCGCTCTGTACAGCCTTGCCATAGTTCAGCGCCTTGTAGGCGGTCACCATGTCCAGCCCGTTTTTCTGCACAAGCTCGACCATCTTGTCAAAATTTTCAAGCTTGGCAAGGTCTGCGGTGGTTTTCAGGCTCGGCTCAATTTTTTGCAGCGCGGCAAAGTCAGCATTGAACGCTGCCTGCGCCTCGTCGTTGACTCTGGCGGCTTTCAGCTCCTCCATCTCGGCTTTCAGCTGTGCCTTCTCCGGGTCGTTGTCGATAAGGCGCTGCAACGCGGCTCTCTGTTCCGCTGTCTGGTTCGCCGTTGCCTGCTCAATCGCACGCTGACGGTCAAGCTTGTTCTGGGCGTCCAGTGCGGCGAAATAGTCCTGCATCGACTTGACCGGCGCGCCGGTCTCGGGGTTTTTGTACCCGGCAAATCTCTGTGCAAACTGTCTGTCCACACGCTGCTGCGCCTCTTGCTCGCTGCGCTGGCGGGCAATGGCCCATACATTGTTTGGGATTTCCGGTTCTGTGGCAGTTTCCGTGTTTTGGGCGGCACTTTCCACTTCACTTTCCACAGTTTCCACATTTTCTGTCGGGTTGTCGTTGGTCTGGTCGGCTACGCCAGCGGTCACGCCGTTTTCAAACTCGTCCATAGGTTCCTCCGCGTACAACGCCCGCCGGCTAAATTTGTATAAAAAAAGCGCCTACCCTTTCGGGTAGACGCTTCTTTTATCGTAATTCCCCTGCCTTCCCCTGTGGGGGAAGGTGGCCCCGCAGGGCCGGATGAGGGCAAAGCAAATCTTATTGCCCGCCGTCATTCACCGGGTAACTCACCCTCTGCACCGCTTTCCCCGGTGCCAGCTCCCCCACAACCATCCCAAATCGCGGGCATTGCTTGCTTCGGCAGATAAATTTCAGCACCTCTGTGCTGGAATCCACGCGGCACTCCACGCCGCAAGTCTGGCATCTCATGCAGGGTTCCCCCATTTCTCAATCAGCATTTTGCGGTCTTTCGGGCTGGCGTTCTTGTAATCCTCGTACATGTCCGCCGTCCACGGCCTCTTTCGTATATTCACAGGTTTTTTCGCTGGGCTTGTCCACCAAACGCAAAAATAGCGTAATGCGTCCGGGTAATGCGTCAGGCCGTGCGGGTTCTTCGCATACACATCTGAGTTTTTATCATCCTTCTGTATCTTCGTCAGGCACGTCCACAAATCGCCCGGCTTGTAGAACGTCAGATACCCCTTCCCGCTCTTTTCGTCCTTGCGCAGCCATTGTTTCATAGCCGCGCATCCTGCCGGAAAGTCTCGGGAACTCTGCACCAACGGCAATCCCGCCTCGCTGAACAGCTGTGCGCGGCTCTTGCCGCTCTCCTGACTTCGGTTCCACAGGTCAGGTGGTGCAAGGTACATGTCTATCTCTTCCTCGGCAGAATCACGCAAAATCAAGTCTGCCGCTTCACCTATCGTCTTGTTCGGCCCGCCGTCCACCCGGTACACCGTTGCATGGCCCTGCGTGTCAACAGCAATCCAAAGCGCCGCCAACATATCAAGGCCGTAGTCAATCGTCACATAGCGTCTTAGCGCCCCTGTAGGCGGTGCATCTACCAAGTGGGTATCTTTGTCAAGCTCACTAAAAAAGCGCCCTCCGGGTGCGGAGAGCGCTTCTTCTTCAGTTGCAGGGTACTCCTGCATCGTTTTATCCTCGCCCAGCGCAGCAACAGTCTGTGCGTACCACTTCTCACTGCGGCGCGGGTCTGTGCTCCACGGCAAAAACAGCTTTGCAAAACCGTTGCCGGGGTTTGTGTAGATTTCCTCAAACAGTGTGCCAAGTTTGATGGTTGACAACCCGATGACCCGCCCGCCGAACGGTCTGTTGATAACCGGGTATGCCGCCTGCCAGATTTCCTCTGCGTACTGCTGGAATGCCCATTCGTCAATCACGATCAAGTCAGCGGTAAACGAACGGCCTGCCGCAGGGCTTGACGGGAACGCCTTAAACACGCTCTCCGGGCCGTCCGGCCACATCACAACCACCTGCATTGTGCTTTTGTAGAATACCGGCCCTGTCCAGCCTGCAACGCCGCCGCCCGGCGTGTCAACCTCTCGGATAAGCCCCGGCATGTACCGCAGTATCACCGCAAGGCGGCGCACAAGCTCTTTGGCCTCGTCCTCTGACCGGCTCAAGCCAATCGCAGTACGGCCTGTGTTCAGCGCCACAAGCCGCGCCACCTCTGCCAGCGCCAGCCATGTAAAGCCCAACTGACGCGCTTTCAGCACGCAAACAAGCCGGTTCTCGGCAAACACGACCAGAGCTTTTTTTTGCCCGTCCCACAGCGTAAACGGCTGTATCAGCTCGTCAGCGTCCTTGTCCTCAATGTGGCAATATGTTTCGCAAAAATACACCGGGTCTTTCCTGCACGCCTCGCGCTCAAGTTCCCGCATCTCTTCCAGCGTCAACACATCACCCCATTTCCTCAAAAATTCCCCATACCCGCCCTACCGGTTTATGCTATGCCGGTCTCACCCGTTGCGGGGAGCAAGTCCGCAACGTAGTTCAGCAGCACTTGTATTCCGCGCGCTTACCCGCGGTCTCTGCTTTGATGTTATGGGTTTCGGCGATGCGTAACTGCGTCAGTAACGGAGTCCGCACAAGCAGATGCCGAACGGTTTTCTCGATGTCACCGTCTAAACGTCCCCGAACTTCTCCGCTTTCAAAATCGGTGTGCAATCGGGTATGCGCCCTCTCGTTGTGGGCTGTGCACCGTCGCTGCTTCCAGTGTGTCAGGTTATCTATCGCGTTTCCTGCGCCGGGCTTTCACCGGTGGGAGCGACCCAGCATGGAGCCACCGGCTGGAATTGAACCAGCATCTACCGATTACAAGACTGTTGCTCTGCCACTTGAGCTATGGCGGCAAATAAAAAAGCGCCCTGCCGTAGCAGAACGCTTTGTATCAATTTAATTCAATGCCCTCGATAGCCGCCCTCAGTTCGAGGATATGCAGGTATTGCCCCATCGCACTCTGCTGGTCACGCAGCACATCATAAGGGCTGGCGGGTTCCGGCACATAGACGGATAAATGTGCTCGCGTTCTCGCCTCGATTCCCGTGTTAAAAGTCTTTAGCTTTTCGTAACGAATCTTGGTCTGCTCGTACTCCGCAACGAAACGTCGCTTGTAATCATCGCTTGTCATGTCCTGAATAGTGTCGCGCAATTCTTTCATAACTAGCCTCCGCAGCTTTCATATTGTGGCCGCTGGGTCTTGAAGCGGACGGCCCTAGTCCCATAGTCAGAGGAGGTTTTCAAACTGACACCCGCGCCGTGAAACTCAAAATTTCAAAATTTTATTTTTTTAGGGAACCTTTGCTATTCCGGGTATAGTTCCCTCATAGGGGGGGATATGTACTCTTGTTTCCTGCTTGCGATACAATCCCGCGTTTTGTTTCATTTCGCATGGATATTTGGGGCGGGGGAGAGAATTTATTTTTATGTTCGCTGGGGGAATGGACATATTCGTACCCAGCCGCGCTACCGATGAGCCCCGTCCTCCCCTTCATAGGGGGTACCCCCTCCCCCTGCTGCCGCCTGTCCTCTCCCGGCAGACCGCCACAAAAAAAATACCCCCGCCCGTCCTTCTTCATCTACAGCCCGTCCACGGTTTCCGCCTGCTGGTTCCGCCCAGCTCCGCACCGTTTCCGCCTGCTGCCGCGCTGTCACTGGCTACTACTTCGCTAAATACTTATTTAGCGAAACGTGAAATCACGTATTATCGCTCTTTTGCAGCCGCTTCTGGATGTTCTGCATCAATTCTCTATCCGCATCGGTCACGGCTTCGGCTGTGATCTCCATCTGGTCAGCCGGTTTGTCTCCCGCAGAATCGCGCACGAACACCGCCGCTTTGACGTCTCCGGCCTTCGCTTTCGCCGCCATCGCAACCGCGATTGATTCATATAAAGTTATAGGCTTTCCCCTCTGCTGTGCCATCTCTTGCACAGTTTGGGCTAGTTCCTCATCTTCCAAGCCTTCCACGCTGTCCGGCTGCTGTAGCAGGTCGCTATATATCTCCTTAATCGTTCGGCGCTTCTTCTGGGCTTCAACGCTGGCCTTCTGTCCTGCCTGCTGAATTTCCCGCCTTCGTTCCGGCTCCATATCCTTTATTGCTGTACCTGGCCGCAGATTCGCAATGCTGGCCGGGTTCATCCTGTTTCCGCGCTTATCTACGAGTTCTCCGCGTTCTGCTGCTTGCCTGGCCTTTTCGACTCCTGCGATTGCCTTGCGGGTCACTTCTCCAAGCTGGACGGCCTGCGCCGCCTTCTTTTCTGCCATGTTGCCGCCCTCCTTTTATAGCAACAAAAAAAGCGCCCAGCGGTAAAGCTGGACGCCCGAAACCTATTTTTTGCGTTACAACGTTAAAACTGTATAATGAGTGAGCCCCGCCGCGGAAGCTCGCTTCCTCGCGTGGTTCGCTCATTATACACATTTTAGCATGCAAGTGCGATTTTGTCAAGTGTTTTTCGGCTTATCGTGATTTTCTCGTTGCAGTCTTGCATCTACTGCCGCCAGAATATAGCCGTTCACGCTCTCCCCGGCTGCTGCTGCTGCCTGCTGGATGGTTTCCGCCGTTGTCGGCTGCATCCTCACTGTAATAGTTTTAAGCTTTGCCAAATAACGCGCATTCCCGGCCCGCTTCGCATCGCTGGACATTCTGCGCACCTCCTTTTGTATAGTACACACATTATAGCACAACGCGCCGAATCATGCAAGCATGTACAAAATGCACAAATTCATGCTAGCAGAACTGTGCAATGCTCCAAACTTCATGCTAGCATGTTGACATAGTGCATGCTAGCATGTATAATAAAGCCATCGAAACAAGAACAGCCGCCCAGCGGCCCACACAGGAGGAAACAACATGACTACCACATATAAAACCTATAAATGGTTCAACCCCCGCCCCTGCACCATCACCGAAGGCACCGCAATGTATAGAGACCTCGCCAGCAAGCACCACCCCGACCACGGCGGCAGCGTTACCGACATGCAGGAGATCAACGCCGAGTGGGACGAACTGAAGCCCACGCTTCCCCGCTTCTGCAGCGAGCAGGCCAAGCAAGGCCGCCAGCAGTACCAGCAGACCAAAGCGGCAGAGGATGCCGCCAAGTCTGCGCAGGATGCAGAGGCCGCCAAGATGGCCGAAGAACTGGCCAAGTGCCCGGGCCTGAAGTTCGACGTTGTCGGCTCCTGGATTTGGGCCGACAGTAGCCACAAGTGGTTGCACACCCTTGAAAAGCTCGGTTTTCGCTGGTCTGCTAACCGCTGCAAATACTACTGGCACCCGGCAGGCGACAGCAGCCGCCGCAACCGCCGCGCATCTTATGAAGAAATCTACCAGAAGTACAACGGCACCAGCTACCAGACCCGCAGCCGCGAAACGATCCCCGCCTGATACCTTGAGCCGCCGCACAGTAAAGCGACGGCATCCCACTACTAAAAAAGAAAAGGAGCAAAAGGCAATGACTAGAGAACAGATTTTAGAATGGTGCGAGGAGCGCGTAACACTGCCGTTTTCCTATGACGACGGCGGTTATACCTCGACAAGTTCCTACCACGTCCGCGAATGGCCGAACGGTGACCGCTACGAGTACCGCAGCACCCAGGACCGCAACACCAACATAGAGACGATCACCGTAAAAATCAACGGTGAAACCGTCTTGACTGATACCTCTAAATGCTGAAAGGAGCAAACAACCATGAAAACCCTACACCACACCGAAACCACCTGGCAGGGCCGCAAGATCATCATCGACGCGGCAGACCTCACCGCCGAATATGGCTATATCGAAGTAATGGCCATGTACCCCGATGGCCGGGAAATTGAGTGTTACCACACCCACGACCCGGAGGATGCCCGCCTGATGTTCAACCACTACTGCGACCTGGCCGCTGACCGGCCCACCGCCGACACCTACACCCGCGCCGACTGGCACCGAGACGGAACGCTGCGCCCGCGCAAGGGCCAGGCCATCACGGCGGAAGTTTACAACGAGATGTTAAACCGCGCCCCGACTTGTAAGCTGCCCCGCGACCTGCGTGGCGACTGGCAACGTGGCTATGTGATGACGGAGCCTTATAGCCAAGACGAGGCCGGCAACCTCTTGTATATGGCCTTCGTCGCCGACGGCCTGCGGCACTTCTATTATGGACTTGTACGCCTCTGATGCTCTCGCAGGGCTGCACAGCGTAAAGCAGCCCCGCCCCATAACCCTAACACCGAAAGGAGCTAATATAATATGATTACCGGCATCAAGTACACCGAGACCCCGAGCCCCCGCCGCACCTGCTACACCTTCGAGGGCCTGACCCCACGCGGCGAGCGCCTGCAGGTGGAGTTCTCTGCACACATCAACGACGGCAGCAAGCACGACCTCTGCCAAGTCTGGCACAAGCACGGCTACACCGCCGCCCCTCTGCCGTCTTACTGGTGCGTTGACACCTGCGCCACTGATTCGCACGGCATGAGCTGGCGCCGCTACGACCCCACCGCCAAGCTGCACGAAAGCGGCAAGCGCCTTGTCATCGACTTCGACTGGATGTTGCCCGCCACGCCTGCCAACCGTCACAAGATTCTGGCCGAGATCATCCGCCGCGCAAACAAGGAGGTCTAACCCATGAAGAAAGCATTTGCCGCCATCATCATTGCCGCCGCGCTGGCGGCATCCTTCGCCGCCGGATGCCGTGCCACAATGTTAAGCGCTCGCCTGGTTTCCGCCTCCGACAGCGCCCGCCTGCATCCGTCCTACGTGATTTCCTATCGCTTCGGCCCTCTTTGGTTCAATGAAATCTACGATTGAATATCGGCCCGCACTGTGCTACACTAAAACCATACAAAAAATAGGAGGTTCCATCATGACTGAACCCATTAAAAACGTTGGCTTTTTCTTCGAGTCCCGTATTCCCGTCTACTTGCTTAACGGCCACTACTACGCCGCCGACGGCTGGAACGGTGAGGAATATCTCGGCAGTTGGGAGGTCGCCGAGTTTAAACACGGCACCGGCTACGGCGTCAAGCCCGGCACGGACTGCACGTTGCGCCCCGTCTACGCTTTCCAAGCCGACGGCATCGACCCGGACAGCATCGACGAGGCATCCCAAGAATTTGAGGACGCCATTCAAATTGTTGGCTTCGATATTTGTTAAAACATTCTGCCCCAGCGGGAGCTTCCCGCTGGTATTTTTTTGCACCAAATTCGCACCAAAATTCCCATAATACGGATTACAAAACGTGTCTGCACCATGAATGCACCAGAAAAAATATTCATTTCCAAGCATTTTTGAACGTTTTGGAACATAGAAAAAGCAGCTAAACAACGTCGTTTAGCTGCTTTTTCTCGGCTTATCGCCAATATTCATTTTGGAGCGGGATACGAGTCTCGAACTCGTTTCATTCCTCGATATACCGAAGCATTTTGTGTATACACACCTTTTTCGCACCAGGCCTAAAATTTAAAACTTTCACAAATCCGATTTAAAGGACACTCTCCAATTTTTGCCTTGCGTCCTCTATCATCTTCGGTTTAATTGATAAATAGACATCATGTATCATCTTCGCATTGGCGTGGCCTACCAGCTGAATGGCTATTTCCTCCGGCACGCCGCCCATCGCCAGCATGCACACATACTCATGCCGGAACTGATGGCCGCAGACGGGCACCTTCCACACGTTATATTTTACCGTTTCAACTCTTCCGCGCCTGTGGGCCTGCTTGGTTTTCGGGACGGCTTCGGCCATTCCGTACTTCCGCCAGAACCGCGCCCATAGCACATCATAGCCTTTCCTCGTTATCGGCTTTGTATCCAGGCCAACTATGTATGTGTCTTTCGGCATCTTCCGCACTGGCTGCAGCGCATCCCGCAGCATCGACAGCAGCGGCACTTCCCGCACGCCCGCCGGAGTTTTTGTGTAGTCGTGAATCTCCGGCTCGTTGCCCTTGTGGGTCACAGTTTTATAAATGCGGATTGTGTTCTTCTCAAAATCTATATCTTTCAACTGTATAGCGCACATTTCGCCGCGCCGCTCTCCCGTGCACAGATAGGCCACCGGCAACAGTGCATCCGGGTCTAGGTAGTTGTCCTTCACAATCTGCACTTCTGCCTCTGTGGGCGGCTTTCGCTTTTGTTTCGGCAGCCCGCGCGGCATCTTCGTCTGTACCGCCGGGTTCCAGTCCCCGCGCCACTTGGGGCTGTCTATCCAATACTGATAGATGTTGTTGATAACAGTTTTTTGATTGCTTACTGTCGTAGCGGCGCGGCCTTCCATTTCCGGCCCGCGCAGAAACTCGGCGATCATGTATGGCTGAATCTCCCGCATTCGGTACTCGCCGAACGCTTCTTTCGCCCTGGCTACAGCTGGTAAATAACTGCGCTTCGTGCCGTCTTTCATGCCTTCCACAATAGCCCGATACTCGTCGGCAATGACCGCGAACAACTCACCCGCGTTCTGCCTTTCTTCCTGTTGGCGTTCAAGCTCGGCCTGTTTGTCCTGCGCCGCCCGGATTTTCCCCCAAACATCCGCAGGAGTCTTGCCGGAGAAAGTTTTCCACTTTTCCCCAATCATTTCTTTTCGCTGATACCGCCCATCCTTGCGCAGTATCAGCCCATCGGCTGAATTTTTTCTCATGTTGACAACCCCATTTCAGTTATATATAATAGGGCTGTCGGCTTATGTCGACAACCCTTTCCCCTTGCCGGTGCTTGTCCCACCGGCAGGGGCTTTTTTTATTTACTCGTAAAAATTATACTCGCCCTCATCGTATAGCAACTGTGAGCCGTCCTTTAGGCAATACCGCTTTCCCTCATATACAATATATGCTCCATCTGTTTCCTTGCCACACACAGGGCAATATCTAGATGTTTTCAAAAATGTAACGGGGATAAAGTATAATGCTATTACAACAACTATTGTAATGATTAGCCATCGCCGTTCTGTATTCTTTGCAAAAAACTCTGTTTTAGCAAAAGATTCAGAAAATGACAGTGAGCCAAAGCACAAAAAGAAAAGCAGCACAAAGTAGCCAACCCATTCAAGCACATAAGTTAAAATGCCGTTTAACAAACTGCCAACAAGATAATCTTGATTGCTGGCAAATACGGCTGCAACCATTGCCAATATGCACATTGCCCCAGTTTGTATTTCTGTAGGAATATATTTCCCCGTCTTTTCTTCCGGTTCCGGTCTGTAAACCTCGCTGTACATAGTTAATACCTCACAAATCCAACCGACCCAATCGACACATCAAGCACCAGCATCACGCCGACAACTACTATCATCACGATCAGCAGTCGCCACAGCTTCCGCATCCATTGTTGTTTCTGTTCCAATATGCCGTTTATACTGCGCAGCTGCCGTTCCTTGTCTGCGATCAGTTTCTCGTATAACTCCCGTTCGGTCATCGTCACGGGCTTGTCGTTCGGCTCGTCTACGATGCCCGCCATCACATCAAGGCTCCCATGCAGCACTTTTACAATGGCTGTAACATTGGCAAATGTCGGGCAGTCTGTTGTGCCGTTTAAAATTCTCGATAATGTCCCCTGCGGTATGTCAGTCAATCTCGCAAGTTCTGCTTGCGTGATATTTTCTCGCTCCATCAGCGTTTTTATGTACGACGCATCCAAGCCCATTCACCCCCGTAAGCTGATATATTCCGTCATGTATCGCATTTTCTTTTCTGGTCGTTTACACATTTTGACAAAAAGCCTATTGTGAGTGCAGTACACTTTTAACAAAAGGAGCTGCAATATGTGCATCATGCCAAACAGACCGCCCGCCCATCACGGCAGAGCCAGAAAGAGAAAGCGTCCGATAATTCGTACTACAAAATATTGACAACCGTTTTGTTTAATATGTCAATGGAATACAACCGCAGGTTGTGCTATAGTTGTATCAGTCATTTGAGGAGGAAATTGAATTATGGAAAATGCAGAGTTGAAATTATCGCTGATTCGTGACATAATGAAATTGACAGACAAACAGCTTGAATACATACTCAACAATTTAAAAGGAGGTCTCCTCCATGCAAATTTGTGACCCTGTTCTTTCCGCCATTACGGTTTACACGCTGTCCTTTGTGCTCTTTGCGCTCATGTTCGCATATATCGGTGTTTTTTTCTACGATCCTGACGGAGAAAATAAACTAAGCAAAATTATTGTCTACGGCTACCTTTTCTGTTGGTTTTTGGTTTTGCCGCTCTCTGTGTTGGGTTATATATTTACACTGGCCTAAGATGGTTCGATTCATAATTTATAATTGTAATCAGCCGATTCATCTTTTCAGCCTTTTGTAAATATAATTCACACGGCGGCATTTGCCCAGTCTGCGCAATCTTCCATATGTCAAGGGCGCTTCCTGTCGCGTCCTTGACATCATCCGCGTACTTTTCCGGCAATGCAGATTGCAACAATAAGGCCGCGGATGTAAGGCGCTGCATATTCTCCGGCGTTCCCGCCGCGTAAGATGCTGCCGTAAAATACTTTCTTGCGGCAGTACGCACATAGTCCAGCCGCTTATCATTGCGGTATTTATACACGGCTGCAACGCTTGGCAAAATTCCGGCAAGGATTGCAATTATCAAAGCAAGAACAGCTATAAAATCTGGCGTAAGCATCACTTCACCAGCTTTTTTGCCTTGTCCACCAGCTCCTTTACAAAAAGGAGCTGATTTTCATTCATATCCAAAATACTGCTTATTAGTTCCCGCTGTGCAGGCGTGGCCTGCGCCAGCGCTTTTTCAATCTCGCTCTCGGCATCACTGCCGGGGGCGTTTTCTTTTTCTGCGTTTAAAAGGTAGTCAACTGTTACACCAAAGTATTCGGCTATTTTCTTAAGGTTTCTTTCGTAGGGTATTTTCCCATCTTTCCATCCTGTTACCGTACCAGTTGACTTGAATCCAATTTCTGCCGCAACTGCGTTCGGTGATTTTCCGGCGCGGTCACACAGCAGTACAAAATTATCCCAAAACATACAAATTACTGCACCTCATTTTGTGCAAGCCTACAACATTGAGAAGATTGAGTTTTTCCTATTGCAAGTTTGAGAAGAATGAGATATAATCATAGTATACAAACAAGCAAAGCAAAAGCCAAGCCCCATGTTTCAGCGGCTTACCAATGATTTCTGACAACTTCATTATAACTTTGGCTCTCTTGTTTGTCAATGAGATTATCTCATTATTTCATTTCGGGAGGTGAGATTTATGGCATTTGCACAGGCCCGCCAGAAAGCAGGTCTTTCCCAAGCGCAGGTAGCAAAGGAACTCGGTTTTGATCAGTCGGCTGTATGCCGCTGGGAAACCGGCGAGAACATGCCCCGCGCCGCATCGCTCGTCCTTATAGCTAAGCTCTACGGCTGCACCGTAGACGAACTTTTAAGAAAGGAGTAACCCGCCATGCCCCGTGAAAAACCCCTCTACCGTGACACCCTTGTCACCGTCCGTGCCCGCGCTGCCGAACTTTACCCCGGTGAGATGCTTTTCGGCCCTGGAAAGGTCGCAAAGATTCTTGGCCGCTCCCGCGGCTGGGTCTGGATGCACTATGGCAGCATCCGCAATTTGACCTGTGAACAAATCGCAAGCCTTATAAGCTGACTGACCACAACGGCTTTGCCCCGCAGCGCGTGGCACGGCACAGCGAGGGCTAAGTATAGTTCCGCATAGAACAGCAAAGGCATAGCTCAGAACAGCTTCTCAAGGAAAAGGCAACGTTGTGTTGTGCAAAGATACGCAGTGGCTACGCATACCATGGAATGGATCGGCCAAGCGACGGCAAGGCGCTGCTGTGAACCGAGTTGCAAAGCAACGGCATTGTAGTGTGATGCGCAGCCTATCCCCGCATCAGCATAGCTCGGAATAGCTGCGCAAGGCAGAGGCAAAGCCCTGCACAGATACGCAACGGCAAAGCATTTCCCGGTATGGTTCAGCCAAGCAACGGCATTGGCCCCGAAAAGCAACCGATTTTATTTAAAAAGGAGACAACCACCATGAAAGTAAAAATCACCATTTTGGAAGAAGTTCTCGGTTCTTCCCCCAGCAATGAAGAACTTCTCGCAACTTACATTGCCAGCAAGGCCCCCACCGGCGACCTCACCGCCGAAGAAGTGGACAACATCAAGGCCCAGAACGCCGAAGACCGCGTCACCGTTTTTCCCAAAACCGCCGACGGCACGCCGTTCCTGTATGACTATCAGGTAAAGGGCATGTTCAAGGACAGCTGCAAAATGCTTGCCAAAGCTGGCAAGGCTGGCTATGCAGGCGGCAAGGCTTGCGCAGCCATCAAGGCATACAAACAGGCAATTGATGGCTTGATTTTCGTTACCCCGCGCGAGATTCCCTACGACCTGCACGGCATGAAGGTTGATTTCTGCGAGCGCCCCCTGCGGGCGCAAACTCCAATGGGCGAACGTGTCAGCATCGCAAAGTCGGAGAGCGTTCCCGCAGGTGCAACAGCAGAATTTGAAATCGAATGTCTTGACCCTAAGCTTGAGGATATGGTTCGTGAGTGCCTCGACTACGGCACAAAGCGCGGCCTTGGGCAGTGGAGAAACAGCGGCAAGGGCCGCTTTGAATGGGAGGAAATCAAAGAATGATGACCAAAACAAAAACGCCGCCCCGGTGCACCACCACCGGAACGGCAAAAAAACAGAGCATCGCAAAAAGCTCTAACTGTATTGTATCACTGAAACGCGCTGCCGTCAAGCTGGCAATCACCGCAGATTTGGTGCTGCTGCTGGCTGCGCTCGGTTCTCTCAACATCCCCGCCACCCTCGCCGCCCTGCTGGCGCTGAATCTGCTGTGTGGACTGTATTTCAAGGAGGCATCCAGCCATGAAGAAATTTGAACTTACCGCCGAATTTGTAACGAACGTTTTCGGGAAGAAGCTGTTCCGTATTAAGGCTCTCGTCGCTTTTGGCAACGTCAAGAAGGGAGAACTCGGCGGATTTATTGAGAAGGAAGATAACCTCTCCCACTCCGGCAATGCGTGGGTCTACGACAATGCGCAGGTCTACGACAATGCGCGGGTCTACGGCGATGCGTGGGTCTCCGGCGATGCGTGGGTCTCCGGCAATGCGCAGGTCTCCGGCAATGCGCGGGTCTCCGGCAATGCGCGGGTCTCCGGCAATGCGCAGGTCTCCGGCAATGCGCAGGTCTACGGCAATGCGCGGGTCTACGGCAATGCGCAGGTCTCCGGCGATGCGCGGGTCTCCGGCAATGCGCGGGTCTCCGGCAATGCGCGGGTCTACGGCGATGCGTGGGTCTCCGGCAATGCGTTGGTCTCCGGCGATGCGCGGGTCTCCGGCAATGCGCAGGTCTCCGGCGATGCGGACTACGCCGTCGTTACAGGCTTTGGCCGATATTTCCGCGCGACCACATTTTTCCGCTGCAAGGATAAAATTATCCGCGTACAATGCGGTTGCTTTTATGGTGATTTGGCGCAGTTCCGCGAAATCGTCAAGAAAACCCACGGCGTCAGCAAATACGCCAAAGAGTACCTCGCTATTGCCACCTTAATGGAGTTTCATTTTTCTGATGAAAATCAGGAGGCCAACGAATGACCAGCTTTTGGGGGCATCAAGATAACCCCTTCCCGCCTGATGAACCCCGCCGCCCCCGCTGCCCTGTCTGCAGCGAAGAATGCGAAACTATCTACTTTATCCCCGCAAAATTCGGAACGGAAATCATCGGCTGTGATATGTGCTATAACCCCGGCTACTTCCCCGGTGAGGATGTCCAAGAGGACGACCCCTGGGAAGATTGCCGCTGTATGGAGGACTACTAAAATGACCATTGACGACATCAGCGCCCTGAAACAGGCGCACGCACTTTTGAAGGGCCGGCATCTTGCCGAGTTTATCCCAAACGGGAAGGGCATCAGCGCTTGCTATTTCAAAGCAGTGCAGGCTGCCCGCCGCATCTATTCCGAGAACATCGGCGCATTTGTACCGCTTTTCGCAAAACATGAATACGGCCTGAACAGCACCTATTTTCTGGCAGACGGCATTCCGGTCTACTACTATGACCTCAAAACCCGCAAGCCGGACACGTCCCTGCCGCCCACCAGCTGCTACCGCATACACCTGACGACAGAGGACAAGGAAGGAGAAGCAATCTGATGTTTAACGAAAAAAAGTCGGAGTATTCGCTTAAATCCCGTCAAGAGGTCCCCGTTATCCAGAGCGCAAAATACATTGCAAGCCGCGACAAAGCATTAAAGGCCATCAACGATAGACCGTACCTAAAAGAGTCTGATTTCTGGATTTTAATGAACGAGACCAAAACCGGCAAAATGATGTACACCGGCTTGATTATCAGCCACAACGCCTGCTTGAAGATTAACGATAA